ACTACATAGACTACGAACACCATTCTTATTCATCTCAACAGACAAAGCAGTTAAACCTATTAACTTCTATGGTTTTACTAAGGCTATCGGTGAGGAACTAGCTTTATATTACGGGGGGTAAGTCGGTAGGTGTGGGAATCTTCTTGCATCTTCTGGATCAGTTATCCCTATCTGGGAACAAGCCATTAAAGATAAGTTACCTATCCCCATCACAGATATAAATATGATTCGATACGTCATCGAAGATATCCAAGCGGCTACAGTCTTGTGGAATGAGTTTCTTGAAGGTAACAAAGTCATCATTCCTTTGTGTAAAGAAGTCCGTTTACTAGATATGTTATCAGATGTACTTAAGAGACATGGGTATAACTCCGCAGAAGAATATACCCCAGGGGTGGAGATCATCGGTATCAGACCAGGAGAGAAGTTACGAGAGGAAATGGAGTGGACAGATTAGGATGTAAGTTAATTACATAGTCGAGGAGGTGTTCGGAATGATCATGGAAGAAGGCTTTGCCTACGCACGACGGATGGGTCATGATTACATCCAATGTCCGAAATGCAAGGTTCTTCATCTGCTCAGGGGAGTAATGTTTTCTGGGCAAGTTATCAAGTGCCATTGCGGCACAACATTCATCGAACACCTCAAACACAACAAGGTGCCGGCAGTCACCTAATACTGCCATTACCAAAGGAGGATTATGATAAACCCATTCAAAGTAGTAGAAGATTTTGAAGAAGCAATCGCTGAGTATTGTGGGAGTAAGTACGCAGTAGCGGTGGATAGTTGCACTAACGCCCTTACGTTGTGTCTAGACTACCAGAGATACAAGAAGGGCGATCTAGGTAAGGTCTCTATACCAAGACACACATACGTCTCTGTACCCCAATCAATCATCCATGCTGGTGGTACGGTATCGTTCATGGACGATGACAACTGGCAAAAGTTCGGCAGATATATGCTTGTACCCTACCCTGTCATTGACTCTGCTAGGCTGTGTACATCTAATATGCATCACAAGGGTTTCTTTGAATGCTTATCGCTTCATTGGGGCAAGACATTCAACCTAGGTCAGGGTGGCGTTATTATACATGACGACCCAGAGGCACAAGAGTACTTCAAGAAGGCTAGATGGGATGGTCGTACTGCTGGTGTATTGCCTAAGGATGACGAGATAACCTTTATCGGTAGGCATTGTCCAATGTCCCCTAGAGATGCAGCTGATGCCCTGACTAGGCTGTATTTCCTACCTAGGCATAATAAACCGTTGCCAGTAGAGAAGGGTTACGCTGACCTCTCAACCTTCAAGGTGTTCAAATGAATAAAGATTTAATGGTTAAGCAACTTGAACGAGTGATAGAAGAAATAAAAGACTATAAGGGTCCAATGTTAGATGTGATGCAATTTGGTAGATGTGGTAAACAAAGTTATAAGGTGATATTTCATGAATAAAGAACACGAACTAGCATTATGTGAACCCTCAATCCACTACTGGTGTCGTAGATATTGGATTCCGGGATATGACTTCGAAGATTTACGACAAGAATCAAGGTTACACCTATGGAAGAAACTAGATAAGTTTGACCCAGAGCAGGGAACTGTGATTACTTGGGCTAAACCAGTGATTATAAACCACTTACGTGATCTACTAAAGCAAGAGAACCGCAAGAAACGCAGTAATGGGCTACCCGTTGTGAGTTTACCAGACTATTTAGAGTCAATCGCTGATGATTTAGACTACTTAATTGACTTTTGTGAAGAAAATAACATCAGACTTGAAGATATCTTGTAACTTTGTCGTATATACAGAGTATAACAAGGAATTACTATGAATAAACCAGACGTTCAGTCCTACAAAGAAGAATACGCAAGGTGGAAACCTTTACTTTCCAACTACCAATTGAGGTTTAAAGAGAACTATAAACGTTATTCGGGTTACTTTGACCAGTCAGGAACTAATGTAAAGATCGCTGACCCCGTTGCCTTTGAACTTGTAGAGAGAATGGTACTTCGTTTATTCGAGAACGAACCTAAGTTTAATGCTGAATCAACTGGATTTAACCTACCTCGTGAGGTTAAACGTATTATCACTTCAGTAGCAGAGTTTATCTGGACTAATCCTGACGTCATCTCCGCAACTGGACCAATGAAGTCTAAACTAAAAGTCTTGGGTAGAGAGTTCAGTGTTACTGGTAATGTAGGTTGTGAAACTTACTGGAATCCTAAGGCAGATGCACCTGACATGAGGCCTATCGCAGTTGAAGATGTTATCTTTGATCCTTCTAAATCCTTAAAGACAAGTCCAGTTTATTATATCGAACAGTTTGTCTCACTTGATTACCTAGAAGACAACGTCGAGATTAAAAAAGATGGTGAAGTTATCACAGGGATATTTAACTCAGCAGGAATCAAACAGTTAAAAAGAGATTCATTAAAGAACGCTGAGAAGCCTGACCCTTCACCAGTACTAATGAACCGTACGGGAACAACTATTGGTCGTCAGGTAGATCAGCACCTTCTAATATCACGCTGGGAAGGAAAGCATTGTTGTAGATTCGTTGTTGATTTGGATTCTAGCAATCCTATATTCGTCCAAGAATTTGATTCAATCCTTGATGACGACCCACTAGACTTTGCGATGGACATTGAGGTAGTTAAAGAACCTTATGCTATGTCGATCATTGACCCACAGGCAGGTCTATTCAAAGCCAAAGACTTAATCCTATCACAAACGGTAGACTATGGTGCTAAGGTTCTTAACCCACCTACGATAGTTGACCCAACCGTAGGTCCAATTAATCTAAAGACCGTTGCCAATATGTACAAACTGGGTGGAATTGTTCTTGCTAATCCTTCACAGATACACCAAGAACCTATCTCAAACGCACCTCAAGCCGCTGGACTCGATATGATGAACTACATCGAGCAACGTGCTGAATCAATCTCCGGTGTGGGCGCATATACTGCAGGAGTTTCAAATCAACCTTCCGATAAAACACAAGGCACAGCTGCAGGTATTCAAACTTTGATGTCAGCAGGACAAGCACCTATCCAAGATAGACAGAACAATATCGAAGAATCTTTAATCGAACCATTTATGAACAAAGCCTTAAAGATGGTAGGTGCCACTATGTCTGATTCTGACTTTAAATGGATTCTAGTCGGTGGTGAAGACTCTAAGTGGGTCAAGGTTACTAAAGGATTTCTAACAGGCAAAATTAAACTTATTGACTTAATGCAAGCAAACGTGGCTAAAGACGAAGAGATCCAAGCAATCGTTAATGTAATGTTACAAGAAGGTAAAGACCCTAAGAAAGATATCTTGTTTGATGTTGACTGGATTATCCACGTTGAAACAGGTTCTAATGCTTCAGTTGACTTAAAAGAATCAATTGAAAACAAAACAATGTTAGTTAACCTAGCATCTCAACTCTACGTTCCGATTGATCGTGAGAAGATGTGGCTTGATATCGCTTTAGACTCAGGGATTAAAGAACCTGACCAGTATATCTTACAAGGTCAAGACGCTTCTCAATCGGGTATGCCACCAGCTGCTAGGAAGATGACAGAGAATATGAACTTTGCTGATCTTCCACCAGATGGCAAGATGCAAATGGCTGCTAACGCTGGTATTCAGTTAAATCCTCAAGATGTACAGCAACAGGGACAAGGACAACCACAACAGAATCCTTTACAACAGGACGGCGTTAATCTAAGTCCACAAGAAATACAGAGATTGCAGCAAGACCCTAGATTCGCAAGTGCAGGAATGACAGGTGGTACACAATCTATGCAGAACGCACCGCAAATGCCGCCACAGACCCCTCAGATGCCTCAGGGAGACCCTACTATGCAGGGTATGCCAAACAATCCAGTACCAATCGTACCAATAGGATCAGTAAAGAAAAGGAAGAAATAATGCTTAGAACTACAGGAAAAACAGGCGGAAAGTCAAACAAACCGGGTGGTGGTGGACAGTTTAAACAAACAACTAACGCCATTATGAAGTCAAAACCTAAGGGTGGGATTAAAGAAGCCAAAGCAATCGCTGCTATCGAAGGTCGTAAGAAGTATGGCGCAGCAAAGTTTCAAGCAATGGCCGTTGCCGGTCGTAAAAGAGTAAAGAAAGGAAAGTAATGGCAGATTCAAGTAACACAGCCGCAGCAGTCGTTGCGCATAAAGCAGTTCTTGATTCGTTATCAAACGATAAGAAGATTGACTACATCAGCAAGACTGATCTTCCTCTAGCACAGAAGAACGACCTAAGAGCTTACGTAGGAAAGAACATCTAATGGACAAAGAGCAGTTAGACCAATTAGAACAAGGTTACAAAGAGATTATCCATCTCGATAGTATTCCTGAGTTTCGTGCTTGGAGGCTTGAAAAAGAAGCTTGGTTTAATGCTGAGATTAATGCAGCAAAGATGAGTGCATTATCCGCAGACGAAGGAACACTTCGAGGACTCCTTTTCTATGAGGCAAAGATCAAACAGTTCTTTGACGAGTTTCGTCAAGCAGAAGAAATCAAGAAGTCAGAAAAATAGCGTATATATAAAATGAAGGAGAACATTATGGCAGAAGTAGAACCAACCGTTGCAGATATTGCAACACCTGAAATTACCCCAGTTCCTGAAGTTACCCCAGAGATAGCAGAGGCAGTCGTAGAGGATGAACCCGAAGTAGAAGAAGTAAGGACTCTTAACGAGATTGCTCAAGATGTCGCAGAAGGTCCAGTACCCGTTCTACAGGCAGACGTTATCACAGAGATCAAGAACAAGATTAAATTCTACGAAGAGAACGCAGTCACAGAAGGTGACAAAGCTGAGTTAGAAGGCTTAAAGAAATTACTACCACAAGAATAGAACATTAAAAACTTGGAGGCGTGGTGGACTCCCACTAGGAAACTGGTGAAAGTCCATCACAAAAAGTACCCTTCAATCGTCACAGAAGACGTAAAAATGTGAAAGGAATCCAGATGGATGACGTACAAACTCCAGTAGAGGAAACTACTGCGACCCCGTCAGTCGAAGAACAAACCACTAACGAGACCCAGGAAACTCCAGCCGTTGAGTCGAACGGTACTGAGACACAAGTTAGTCCGTCAGTACCTTATGAGAGGTTTAAAGAGGTGAATGATGAGGTCAAAACTCTTCGTGAGCAAGTATCTCAGATTATCTCCAGCCAACCACAGGTACAGACACCGCAATATCAACCAACCGAACTAGACCCCGATGCTGCTCTAGCTGTTAAACAGATTTATGAGCAACAGAAAGAGGTTGAGTTCGAAGCCAAGCACGCCAAAGCATTCGATGCTGATCCTCTTTTAAGGGCACAGTATCTAGTAGCCTCTCAGGAAGCTATCAAGCAGGCAAACGGTCGTTACATTGATCGAGACTCGGTATTCGAAGCAGCCAAGAACCTAATCGACACTAGGGTAAACCCTAAAGTTGAACAGGCTAAACAAGAGGGTGTCAAAGAAGGTCAAGATATTGCGAAGACAAAACAGCAGTTAGGCGCTGTCGGAGTTCCTGGAAAGATTCCAGAAACCTCTGATGATGACTTATCTCCTGTGGAGTACGCAAAGAAATATAATATCCCAGGTGCTGACCGCTTACGCAGATAGCACTATAACTCTGGATTCTCCCAAGGTCGAAGAGTAGAAGGGATGGAGAATTAACATGGCATATACAGCAACTACAGATGTCACAACCTTACCAGCGTATTACAGTAAAGTATTCTTGGAGAGATACAATCCAGGCCCTAAGATGATGCCTCTTTGTATTCAGACCCCTCTTGAAGGTGGTTCCGGTACTACGATTTACTTCCCAAGAGTAACTAACTTCTCTACAACGGTTTCGGCTTACAAACTAGCACAGGGTACTATCGTTACTCCTGCTAAGTTTGCAGACGCACAAGTCTCTGCTGTTATTGAACAATTTGGTAACGCTGTTGGCGTAACTGACCTAACCTTCCTTACCGCTATTAGCGATACGGCTGCAGAAGTCTCACGCACACTAGCTAACCAGGCTGCTAACATTCTTGACGCACGTATTATGCAGGCTGCATACGACACCTCGGCTACACCAACTGGAGCAGGTTTTTCTTGCTTCGCATACAACACGGTTGGCGCTACTGACCTTGGAATCTCTACATCTGCTTTCGGTACATACGCAGGAATCGTTGAATACCGCATGAAAGCTGCAACTATCAGAGCTGCCGCTGCTAAACTACGAGCACGTAACGTTCCTCCTATGGAAGACGGCATGTTCGCTTTAGTAACACACTCAGATACTTCAGCTCGTCTACGTGGCGATACGGAATGGCAGAACGCTTACATCTATACTAACGCTGATGACGTCCGAATGGGTGTCGCTAGTGCTTACGAAGGTGTAAAGGTTATTGTTGATAACAACATTACCACTTCAGCCAATGGATCAAACGGTTGTACTCTTTACTACAGCATCCTTCTTGGATCAGGCGCTCTTGGAGCAACTGAACTAGATGGTGGTATTAAAGTTATGACTACTCCTCCGACTGCTGACAAGGCTGATCCACTGGGTCAGTTCGGTACTCTCGGGTGGAAGGCGAATTTCGTGCCTAAGATACTTAACGTATCTGGTGGTTTGATCGTCGTTACTGCTGACACAGTTTAACTGTCACAATAAAGCGTGCAAATATAACCCCTTTAGTTTTGCGCACGCTTTCCTAGAGGGGTTTTATTTATAAGGAGGAACATGGATAATCCATTCTCACAAATAGAAAAAAGATTCTCAATCGGTGTACCTTTTTACGGCGACCATACAGAGGACTTTGCTAAGTTCTTCAAGGCAATCAACGAATCAGATTATAAAAATTTTGAAGTAGTCGTTACCTTTGATGGTGAAAACCCTAAAGGCGTCAAGGCACTTCAAAAAGAAATCAAGAAATATCCCGATGTTGAAGTAAAGTACCAGACTATCGAACACGGTGGTTGCACAGTAGCTCGTAACGCTTGTGTAGATCTATTTACAGGTGATTACTATTCCTTCTCAGGTTCGGACTATATGTACTATCCCGAAACACTTAGAATGTGGGCTAATGCTTTTGAAGACCCTAAGGTAAATCGTGTCTGGGGACTCTACGATATTGTAAATGAAGACGGAACAGTTTTAAGTTCAGTTGGGCAAGTCCCAATGGTTGGTGGTAAGGTCGCTTATGAAGCATTTAAGTATTCTCCTTACTGTGATGCAGCTATGCCTATTCGTAAGGAATCTTATATTCCATGGGATCCTGATTGTAAGTCCTTAAATGACTGGGAACTTTCAGTCAGAATGCTTAAGAGGGATAATTTTAAAGGCGAAGATTGGTTATATATTCCTCATCACTTCTTTGCAGCAGAAGCACCACGTGCCGGTGGACTGTCGAACGACTCTCACTCTAATTGGGAAGAACGCAAGCACTACATTATGGAAAAGAATGGCATCCCTGAGTCAGATATATGCGTAACCTCGCTTGGAGCGATCAATCACGCCCTACCAGTAGCTAAAATGCTCGGTGCAGAACTCCTTACAATGCCTTCATTTAAGAAACACCACTATAAAATGGTCTATTTACTAGGGTTTTACACTCGTGAAGACCCCTCAAATCCAGGTTTTGTGACCCGTTCTCATATGGATGTATTCAAAGGAAACAAAGGTAAAAACATCATTCACTGGATAGGAACGGATATTTACGACCTATTTCACTCTGATTCGTTCGCTAAACTCAAAGAACTACGTGAATGGTTCAAGGATAATAAGGTAGTCCATTTATGTGAGGCTGACTTCACTCAGAAGGAACTAAAAGAAGTTGGTATCGACGCTCAAATAGTGCCGATTCCACCCTCTAAACAGTTCAAGCCGATGCCTTTACCTGATAAGTTTACGATCGGGGTCTATCTACCACCAAATCAGCAAGGGACTTATAGTGAAGATTTTGTTATGGAAATAACTAGGGCGATGCCTGACATTCAGTTCTACTTCTTTGGTAATGAAAATCGTAAAGGTGAAAAGGGAAACAACTGGGAACACCTAGGATATATTAACTTTGATGAATGGATGCCTAACTTTTCTTGTGAACTGAGACTTACAGTTCATGATGGACTTCCACTATCAAGTGTTCAATTTATGCAGGCTGGTAGAAACGTTGTAACGAACGTACCAGTCAAGGGTGCTATCCACGTCCACCCAACACGTAAAAACATCGTAGAGGGTATCAGAAAAGCTCAGAAGACACCTTTAAACAAGAGTACCTCTGACTACTGGACTAAAGAAATGAGTGTTGATAAGTATAAGAAGTCAATTGAGGAGTTAAAATGATCTCTGTAGTCATGCCAACATATAACCGCCAAGAATATTTAGCAGAAGCGATCAATGGTATCTTGGGTCAAACTTATAAAGACTTCGAGTTAATCATTGTTAACGATGGTGGCACTGACGACACTGATATCTTGATGGACTACTTTCTGGGGGATAAACGAGTTAAATATATTAAGTTATCTAAAAACTCAGGCATATCAGCAGCAAGGAACGCAGGGATTAAAGAAGCCAAAGGTGAATACATTATGGTGGCTGACTCTGACGACCTTTCCTCTCCAGACAGAATGAAACTATCCCTCAAAGGAATTAAAGGTCATGATTTTGTTTACGGAATCTACGGACTAGGAAACGATAAGTTAATGGTTGATAATTGGGTCAAACCACCAGATCCTGTTACTTTTGAAGACGTGAAACGTAATGGTAGTTGGCCTCATCTTACTTTGATGGCTCGTAAAGAATGTTTCAAAGATGGTTATAGAGATGACTTTAAGGTAAATGATGATGCTTGGCTTGTATGGCAATGGTTTAAACGTGGATATAAAGCAAAGTTTATTGAAGCGCCCCTAGCGATCCAACGTGGTCATGCAGGTAACACTTCAAGGACTAGACAAGTAGAAATCGCTAAAACCCAGAAGATTATGGATAAGGAATACGAGTCATGGAAAAAATAGCAGGACTTACCAGACAAGATACTGCTGTTGGTTGGTATCGTATTATCAACCCGATTATTTTCATTGGTAAGACTGGGGTTAAGTACGCTACTAATAGATTCTCTGGACAGAACGAAGTCGCTACCTTTTCCCAAAAGGATAGTGGACCATTTCTCGAAGATGGAACTTTAATGAAAATTGCCAAAGGGGCTGATGTTATTTGGACGACCATGATCTATGACTTCGATGAGATACTAAAGATATTAGACCTAAGAAGATGGTCTGGGGCAAAGTGGGTCGTAGATATCGATGATGACTTATATAATGTATCCTCAGATAATCCTGCCCGTAAGAACGTAGACGCACTAAAGCACAACATGGAAACTTGTTTAAAGTTAGCAGACGGAATTACCGTATCAGTTCCATTGTTAGTAGATACTTATAAACACCTTAATCCGAATATCTATGTTAATTATAATGGTCAGAGTGTTGAGGACTGGGATAAACTAAGGACTAAGTATAAGAACAAAAAGATTCGTATTGGTTGGCGTGGCGCTTCAGGTCATAACGCTGATGTCGCCCTAGTAAGACCTGCCCTTGAAGAACTCAAGAAGAAGTACGATATCGAGTTTGTGACTTTGGGAGTAGAACCACCGTTTAAAACCGAACATCACGGATGGGTTAGTACGATGGACTTTCCCAAGACTTTAGCCTCTCTGAAACTAGATATTGGCTTAGTACCTTTAATTGACAAACCCTATAATCGTTGTAAGAGTAATATTGCAGTACAGGAGTTCTCGATGTTAAAGATTCCTGTCGTGGCCTCACCCGTAGAAAACCAAAAGGACATGCCGGTCTTGTATGCTTCAACTAATTATGACTGGTATGAACAGATAGAGAAGTTAATTTTAGATGAAAAACTAAGGCGTTCTCAAAGAGAAAAAGCCTACCACTTCGTGAGTAAAAAATATGATATGAAGAAACTCACCAAACCTCTAATAAAATGGATGGACAATTTGCTACGAAAAGATATTTAGTTTGTCGTATATATAAGGTATAAGCAAGGAATATCATGGCAAATAGTACGTTCGCACAGGTCCAGCAAAGGGCAAACGACCTTATCGGAGAAACCTCAACCTCAACCGCATCTGCTGTTTTACAGAGACACATCAATTCAGTTATTCAGGACATTTTAGGTGACTATAAGTTCTCATGGAACCTTGAATCGGGTTCTATCACTCTATCTGGTGGTACGGCAGCCCTTCCAACTGACTATTACCCTGGTTGGGGAATTGATGACGCTAGGATTATCGGTACAGGCAACCCTGACCAAGTTTTTCAATGCATAAATGTTGCAGATAGAGACTCTTACGATACTTCTACCCCCGTTTATTGGATTACCTATAGTGGACCAATCACGGACTCCTACATATTTAACTCTAACATTCAAACTGGAACAGTCACTATTTTTTACCATTACAACGTAGCAGATATGGTTAATCCTACTGATATCTGTGTAGTAATTGACCCTGAACTGGTAGCCTACGGTGCGGCTGCTAAGAACTGGATTTCTGATGAACGTAACACTCAATTACAGCAACTTTACGAACAGAAGTACGAACAGGGAATTAAGGCACTATTTATTGCTGATTTAATGAACGGTCCCGACTACACCCTTGATGGACTCGGTTCTAGTCAGGTTAATTGGGTACAATGAAAACTACTGAAGGACAACTGCAAAAGACTTACTATGCTGACTTTTCAGGAGGTCAGAATAGTTTTATCGGTGTTCGTCAAATCCAGGATAATGAGTCTCCAGATGCTTCTAACTGTGACTTTTTAGGTAAAGGTGGTATAGGAAATCGTCAAGGTTATACTCAGATAGGGACACCTGCAACTTATACATCGGGTGTGGCAGGAATGGGCGAACTACATACTGCTTCTTTGCATCAGTTGTTAGCCTTTAAATCTAACGGCGCATCCGTAGTACTTTCGTACTCAACTGATGGAGGAAGTTGGACTAATGTTACCGGAACCACATTTCAAAACAAAAGTATCAATGGTGTTGAGGCCGCTAATAACTTTTACATCGGCAATGGCGCTGATACAATGCAACACTGGGATGGTGCTGCCTGGAATGTAACTACAAATGGAACAATAGGATATTTACCTGTTTATTATAATAATAGAATATGGTTGATAGATGATGTTTACCCTGATCGTTTAAACTTTAGCGGTCAATATATGGAATCTACCGCAGGTGGTTCAGGGACTTCTCCGACTTCTAAACTGGGAGATTTTTCAGATGCTTCCTCAGGCTGGGTTTCGTTTAAGTTTGGTTCGGGTGCTGAAATAACTGGACTAAGAGTATTTAAAAATGCTTTATATGTATTTCTCAGAGATTCAATCTACTCAGTCGTACCAGCTACTTCGGCAAATACGTTCACGATTTCACTCGTAACTAATGCTATCGGTTGTGTTTCAGCAAGATCAATCGCTCAAGTAGGGGAAGATTTATACTTTGCTGCTGATGATGGGGTTTACTCACTAGGAGATGTGGCTAACTTTGTCGGGGTCGTAAGGTCAACTGCTATTTCAGGTAAGATTCAACAACTCTTTGTAGGGATGACCGCAGCGAATAAAGCTAAACTTGTTGGTGAGTTTTACAGATTCAAGTACCATTTATTCTACTCAGTCGGTGGTACGGTTAATGATTCGTGTTTCACTTATGATACTAGATATAAAGGTTGGTTAAACTGGACAAATATGTCTGCAAGCGAAGCGATGGTTTATATTTCTTCAGATAATACTCAATCAATAGTTTTTGGACATCCAACTTCCTCATCAGTTTATACAATGTACTCTGGATCAACGGATGACGGCGCGACAATTTCCTCTTATTGGTACTCTAAATCTTTCGACCAAACACTTCCCGATATTGTCAAACTTTTTATGGACTCAACCTTTGTGTTCGGAACTTTAAGTGGGACGGTCAATGTTTATGCAATATTCAATGATTCACAGGTAACTGCACCTAAGTCTATCTCACAGGGTCGTCCTCAAGGAGGATTTGGTAGAGATAAGTTCGGTCTTTTGCCACTAGGAGATGCGACTAATACTTTAACGATTACAAACTATGTCGGACAACCTTTAAGAATGAGGGCAAAGGGGCAGAAGTTTGCTATCCAATATAAGATCACTTCATCGGGTATATGGAGACTAGATACAATTACCCAAACATTCATACCATTTACACATTATAAGTTTAATTCAACTTACAAAATAAACTAGGAGATACTATGGCTTACTCAGTACCAACTTCAGACTACTTAACAACAACCTTATCGGGAGCAATTACGGGTGTCGCAACATCGGCAACGGTAGCGGCAGGACTTAATTTACCTGCAACTAATGGTATTCTACAAATAGATTACGATTCATCTACCGCAGTTGGATCAGACAACGGACCAGAAACTATCGGATACGCCACTTATGTAACAGGAACAGGCGCTCTCACAGGTCTTACTAGAGGTCTAGCTAATACTTCAAATGGAACCCTAGGAGTAGGCGTGGCCCATATTAACACAGCTCATGTAATGAGTGGTATGTCTGCTGTTTACCTTGCCCAGTCTCCTAGATATGATACTTGGAATGCTGCTGGTACTCTAACTTACGCTACCGTAGACGGTCCAACTCAAACTGCTACCATTACTGGTGACTCAACAGCTTCTCTCTATCCTGGTGTCAGAATGAAGTTCGACCAAGTACAAGCTATCCAGAACTACTGGTCATTTGATACTAACTCTGCCGACTCTAAGGGTTCTGCTACTATGGCAAATATCGGAACTCCTACCTATACAGCAGGTAAGTTCTCTAACGCTCTTACTTTAGACGGTTCTACGCAAGCACTCTCAATAACAGATGCAGCTACTCTAAAGCCGACTGACAACTTCACAATAGGAGTATGGTTTAAGACGAGTAATACTGGTGCTGAAAAGTACCTATTCCAATCATATTCAGTAAACCCCACCAATGAAGCTGGTATAAAAATAGGTATTACGGCAGGTAATGTATTGTTCGCACAAACGGGTCAAAATACATCGGCCTCTAGTTATGTTGGAGTTACGGGAACAACCACCGTAACTGATGGCAACTGGCACTACGCTGTTTGGTCTTTTAGAAACAACTACACACAAGTTTACCTGGACGGGAAACTAGAGGTGTCTGGATACACCCCAGCACCAGCTTACGGTGCATCGAACTTGCTAAGAATCGGATGTAAGTCTAGTTCTGGAGCCAACTCATCTTGGTTCAACGGTCAAATAGACGACCTATTCATCGCTGCCTATGCCCTAGACGAACAAACTATCGCTGCTAAATACGCTGCTGCTACCGCACAAGGTACAGGCGACCTAACACTAACTAAATACGCCCTAGTAACTGCTTCATCTTACTCTAACCCAAATACTACAGTCACTATCTACTCAGGTACTGACTATACAATGATGAACGCTACAGTAAGTAATGCCTACTACTCAACACAGAAAGCACCTTATGGGTTTCCATTGAATCCTGATAAGTGGAAGGTGGAAGTATCATCGTCACTTGATACTAACCAAGCCACTGCGTTAGCGGGAACTTGGTACAACATAGGTGGCTCAATATCCGTTCCTATTGGTTTATGGTCGCTAGAGTACTTTGCTCCTCTTTTCGGTAACAGAAACAGCACCACGGCTCAGGTTGTAGCAACACTATCAACGGCCAATAACAGCCAGAGCGAGTTTAGGTTGACTACCTATCTTCAGTCTAACTGGGTTGGTACTGGAGTAGGCACAATCGCATCGACAGTAACGGCGAAGATTAACAAATCAATGGCCGCTAAATCTTCTTATTACCTAAATGCTACTTGTGTAGGAGGTACCCACGACTTCATAGCATTCAAGGGTTCACAGTCACCTACCATTATTAGAGCTACAAGTACCCTTCTATAGGTCTATAAGATAGGGCTCTTGCTACCCTAAAACAATATCAAGAACATTTTTAAAATAACCGATGCCTACACGAGTAAAGTTAGGATTCATAAGGCTATCCCAGTGTTCAGGAGAGGGTATAAACCCCTTAACTCTCGCTTCAGAGTTCGTACAAATAGGAGCAAAGTTCTGATCCTCCCCGATTGTCTTATAACCAAGTAAATCAGCCGCACCTTTCAAACCAACGTGATCGTCCATAACACCATTCATACTAATCACACGCTGAACAGCATAACTATCAAGAGATGTGTCCAATGTGAGCGGAGGAACACCATTTTCAGAACGATACTTGTTTATGGCGGTAATAACTCCAACATCGGTAACCGAACAGTCTGGAGTCGGTGTAACCACCACAGAAGTGGTCTTGTGGACTACAGAGAGCGTCTGTGTGACGCTTTTAGGTCGAGTCTGGTACCAGTAGATACCCCCCGCTAAAACAACGCTTAAAACAGCAATAATAATCAATAACTTTTTCATATAAACATTATAACATAACTTGTCAAGAAAGGCAATAAAATGGCAGCACCAGCATACAACAAGGCCTATGATTTCGGTCAAGGCGTAGACACAGCAAGCGCAAACTCTAACCTTCCTTCGGGTGGAACATTTAGTAACGGGTACTACTACTTCTACATGCCCTCGGCAGATGGTGGTTACAACTTCTACAAAGCCGCTAACAATGGTGGTAATACAGACGTTCAAGCAATAGCTCAATCTGACTACTCCAAAGAAGGTGGTCAAATGATGCCTTGGGACAACGCGGGAACAGACACAAGTTCTGCTTCTACCTCCGGTTCTTCTGCTCCGACCGCAGACCAACTTGCAGCAGTCTTACAGACTCACAATGCAAATGTCAAAAACATCAACGCTGCCTATGGCGCAGGTCTTTTAAGTTACGAACAGCAACAGAAAGCCCTCAACCAAAACAGACAAGACATTATGGGTTCAATGAATACTCAACAAAATGCTAACCAAGCCTACTTCTCAAATGTTTCACCTGACGCTTATCAATCTCAAATAGGTAACTATAACCAGAAGATCCTTGATGCCTACAATACGTCAAATAATAATCTGACCGACCAGCAGACAACGTTAGATCAAGCAAAGGCAGGATTCAACAACACTGAACAGAATGCTATGGCTAATGAAAACGCTAACTACAACGCACAGTATTCACCTTATACCTCACAGGTTAATGATTCACTGACTCCAATGTATAGTGGTGGTGCCTCTACTGTCGCTCCAACCTTAACTCCTATTACAATGGCTAACGTGGGTGCTTCACTTTCTCCTTACTCTCCAAACGGAACAACTGGACAACAGGCTAGTACGACTTCTAAAGCTGCTGCTAACCCACTAGATCAATACCTTAACCCAAATAGTTAGGAACTTTAATGGCTGGACTTCTTGATTTTCTCCAGAATAATATAGAACGACCCGTAGGTAATGTACTTAACGGGATGGTTGCTAATGGTAGGGCAGGCGCACAATCAGCTCGGATGCCATCTAATCAGCAGAATGTCCAAAGATTTGTGCAGAACAAAGTCGTTCAACCATTTCAACAGAACCAACAAAACTTTCAGAATGCACGGAGACAGGCATTGGGTTTCAACAATACTCCACAAGTTAATATGCAGCACTTACAAAACGCTGTGGGTCAAATACCTAATTTTGCGGCACAAACGGGGTTGGGTCTAGCACAAGGCTCAGCGGCAATCACTGACCCTATTGCGAAGTACGGACAAATAGGGTTAAACGCAGTTACAAATGCTGGACTAAAACCATTTGGGATGCAACTAAAAAATACTAAACCAGCGCAACTCAGTCCTATTATAAACCAAGGCAATAACTTAGTTAGCAACACGACTCAAGATAAAGCTATTCGTTCGGGTGGTATCGCAGCACCAGGGGTTATGACTTTGGGTGCTGGAGCTGGTGCTGGTGGAGAAGCAGTCAGTGCAGGTGCAAAAGCACTTGGAGTAACTGGAGATGCGCTGAACTACCTTACAAGAGCTGGCCGAGTAGCTGGTCTAGTTGGTGCACAACAAGCTATGTATAAAGACCCTTCTGGTAAATCTAACACAAAACTATTCAAAGACCAGAATACTAACAATGCTATAAATAAGGGACTTGATTTCGCCTCTAGCAGACTGGGTAGTGGTTTAATTACTGGTGGATTAGGAGCTATATTCGAGGGTTATGGTGCCTTTAAGGACTCTTTAGCTTCTCAGGCAGCACTAGAAGATGCTACTAAGATGACCGAAGGTGCTAGACAGATACTCGGAGTCACGGAAAACTCGACCCCACAAGAAATAAAACAAGCATACACAGACTTAGCTAAACAGTTCCATCCAGACGTTACTGGCGGTTCTCCAGAGGCTATGTCAAGAATAAACCTAGCTAACGATATTGTAACAGGTAAGTTTGATGGCAACCCAACCGCTTTAAGTAAAGCCATTTCTAACCTCGAAGCAATGGGTGGAAGTTCACCAGTACAAACTAATACAGTCCCACTACAGATAACTGAAAACTCAGGACAAGCACCAGTGGGTACTTCACTCACAACTACGCCCCCACCAACACCAACTACTCCGGTTGTTCCCGAATCTGTTGGTGCGTCTATGGTTTCTCCCTCAGTAGATAATATACCAGTTAAGGGTGGGCAGAACATATACGGCAAGGATGGTAGTGCGTGGCTTGACTATAATTCAAGGTATCAAGACCCTCCTGGGAGCAGTTTATATAATGCTCGTTCTCAAGCAGAGTTTAATGGATTATCTGACGTAACATCTCCATACTTTAAGGACAGTGCTGATGCAAAAATGCTCCAAGATGTTGTTGATGGTAATAAAAAACTATACTGGCCTGAAAATGGTGGATTAAATGTAGAGATGGCAGACTTAGCAAAAAAGAATGGTCTAGCTGTAGTGTGGGATGGTGGAACGCCATATATAAGTAAAGATAAGAATGTCATCACAAGTTACTTAAAAGAAAAACCAAATGGCGGACAACAACTATACGACTACATCGGATACAAACCTAGTGGAGTTAAGGGTGGGGTAGATAAGCCCCTATACACGCCTCTTACTAAATCCAACGGTGTTACTCAGAAATCAGACGCAGTTGCCTCTAGTTTGGGGTTGAGTAAGAGTGACCTTAATCTAGCTGCAAAGAAAGAAGCGTTCGTCAAGAATGGTGGAGACATAAACGCTTTTGGTAAACCAGTATCCGCCGAACAGCAAGCAATAGCAGACAAGGCAGTACAAGCAACTGGGAATGATACCATTAAACTAGTTGGCAAAGATAAACCAGTGAAAACAGAATCTCCATTATCGTTTAAGAGTATCAATGGATCACCAACTAAGATAGCCGTACCAGATGTACAACCAGGAGACTACCAGACCGCGATAAACAACGCCGTAACAGTAGAGTCGGTAATTCGTGCCAGAACACAGTCAACTGTAAATGCAATGCGTAATCTTTCTAAAGAAGAGAAAGCTAATTTTTGGTACTCAGTTGAAGACCCAACTATCTCACGAAGCCCACAGATGGAAGAGGCTATCGCAAGGTGGAGAAACCTTGCAGACACTGTTCATGGCACTGGCAATCAAGAACTGGGTGGGATAACTCCATACACTCTGAACTACGCTCGTCATGTATTAGATGTCTCAACAGAGGCTAAGGCAACCAAAATAGCTGATGCCATCAATAGTAATGGTGGATCAGTGTTACCTGGAGACTTCAAGGGTCTTGATAGACAAAAGCGTTTATTTGATACACGAAAAGCAGGTGAATCTGCAGGTGTTGTCTATACTAAAGACCCCGTAAAAGACATTATAGATTATGGAGAAGGTTCAGCTAGTGCTCTAAAAAAACAAACACTTATAAAGAGTATTGTTCAAGCCGATGCTGGAGAAGCAGTTAAAAATAGATCTTTCGACCTACATAACGGAAAAGTAATTCAGGTATCCCAAAAGGGGCTAGATGAACTAAAAGGCTTTACTCATGAAAGTCCGTCTTCAAATCCTTTGATAAAGGGGTACAGGGCAGTTAACAGAAATGCTAAAGCGGTTACTTTAGGACTTTCCCAATTTCATCCAGTCAACATTGGCGTCTTAAGAGTTGCTCCTACTATGATTTCTGAAGGACATCCTATACAAGCAATAAAAGCCGTTGGTGGTATGTTCAGGGCTGCCTTGGATAAATCTTACGCCGATAGGGTTCTAAAAAGGGCGCTAGATGATGGTATTGTTGAAAAGTCTGCCCGTATAGGAATGCCGTATGGAAGTTCTGACTTCAGGAGTGAAGGGGTAACTACCCTTCACAGGGCACTTGGGGAAAATATGGTATTCGGCAGAGAAATGCCCTCTCTTCAAGATGGGTTTACCCGTTCCATTCTTGGAGACCTAGAAAAGAAGGGTATCGGTCTCGGAAGTACTGATGCCCAAGCCACAGGGACTGCTGGCAACCACTTAATGGGATATGTAAATAGAGAGGTTCAGAATATCGATCCTAAAGTAATGAGGGGGATTTCTGATGTTTTCCTGTCAGGTCAGTTCACACCAGCAAAAGCGATGTTATTCAAAGACGCTGCACAGGGTGGATATGCTGGTAGTCTCGGAAGAAGGGCACTTGCCGCCAATATTCTAGCAACAGCCGCTATCGCTACTGGTGTGGGGTATTTACTAAAGCAAAAATCTGATGATATTAGAGATATTTTACTAAGAGCCTTAATTGACCCAGCAATTCCAACACCATTCAAGGACGATGAAGGAAATACTATCCAACTAAGAATGCCAGGAACAAACACCTCCGATATTGCCAAACTAATTGGAGTTAAACTAGTTCGTGGTCAAGACGGACATTTAGGAGTTGAGTGGCAACCTGGTAATTTAATTGCTTCTGATGGTCCCACGATGGACTACTTCAGGTCGAGACTAGCTATTGTCCCCTCTGATGCTGTCAAGATCTCAACCAATACTGACTACTCAGGAAAGTCCCTTTACAGTACGCTTGATAGTGTCAGCAACCAAGACAAAGCGATTCAGGTTGCTACAACATTACTTAAAGGCGACTTACCGATTCCTCTACAGGGAGCACCTTACCTTCCTATTATAAAAGACCATCTTCCACAAGCGTCTCAAGACATCCTCACAAATACTCAAGGCGGAGTTAACCCTATGCTTAAATCAGGGTTAAGCTCTATCGGTGTTACTCCGACAACAGACAAAACAGTTGGCAAAGGACTTAGTACAACTAGATATTATGATGCCCTAGATACCGCTAAACAAGGTCTCAACAATCAAGAAGCGGATGTTTTAGATGCTTATTCTGGTAGTAAAAAAGACCCTGTTTCTGGTAAATATGTGGTCCAACCTAGTGTTTGGGATTCTACAACCAAGGCTAGGTCTTTACTTCAGAATCCAGGGGTAATAGACAAACTTATTACCATGAATAAAGGTCTCAACTCTCAGGGTGAGAAAGTTGATCCGATGTGGTTACTATCTAAAGACCAACTTGTGAAGACCTTACAATATCAAGCTATGGATACAGGTCCTCAAAAAACTAACTGGTATGCAGATAATAAACAGTGGTATCAACCAGTTGCAGATAATCGAAACAAGTTCTTTAGTTCTTTGCCACCTTCTGATCCAAACAAACTAGCACAACCTATTGAATATCCACAGCCTACTCCACAAGTACAAAGTGTGATGGATAAGTATTACTCTATGACTGACCCAACACAAAAGGCTCAGTTCATGAAAGTTAATCCTCAACTCCAAGACCAGATGGATAAACAGGTTAAGTACGCTAATGATGTTTTGGTAGCTAAGGGTCAAGCGGCGCAAAAGACCTATCCAGTAGCAACCCCACAGGTTCAGTCGTTCACGGATAACTACTTAGCAGCAGACAAAGCGACTAGGGCAAGTTTGAGAAACACCAATCCACAGATGTATCAGAACATGATTTCTTACTTTGACTCAACGGACTTATATGGAATCGGAAATCAAGCGGCACAATCACAATTACAAGGGAACCCCGATACTACTTCTAAAGAACTAAAGCAGATGTCTAGTTTATCTCAGGACATTTATCAGAACACTGACGGTACATACTTAGTAGTTCCAGCTGGTTGGATGCAAGGACTAACCAATAGTTCAAGCGGATACGGTTATGGAGGTGGAAAAAAGAACTTTGGAGCAGCGTCCAGGCTAAAGATTAAATCAGGTAAAGTATCAACCAAGTTGCCTAAAGTAAAAACAATTAAACTAACCGTACAAGGAGGAATCAAAAGTGGAAACACAGGAATACCAACAACCCTTAAACTCGCAAAAGCCAAACTTCCAAGACTTACAGCCAACACAAATAAACGATCCAAATTGTATTCATGATTTCGTTCTTATTGGACAAGACCCTGAAGGAAAGTATGAGTGGAAATGTACCAAATGCCCGATAGGTAGGTATTCACTAACGAAAGACTTAGATGGAACTAACTAGAACTCCTGTAACTGAATCACCTGTAACTGTCGAACCAAGAGTCGAAACCCCTGTAGATAAGACTTTTACTGTTACTAATCCTAGTGAGATGCCACCTTCACTTTACCAAGAGGCTAAAAAGGTTCCTTACGTTTTAGATGTTTTAGAAGCACCACAAATCTTTAAACAATTTGATTATAAGTACTCAGTTTCAGAGTTAGACAGGTTTATCAACTCAGAGGTTTCACGTAGAGGACTGGGAGATACTAAGGATTCCTATAAGACAGTTTTAGACGATCTGATGAAGAATATTAAGGGTGATAGCGTATATATGCAAGTAGATAGGTTAATCGAATGGGCAAGGATTCAATCTAAGTTAATCCAAGTTGCCAAAGATAAAGAAGAGTTTTTAAAGAAGCCGGTAGAAGAAATGACAGTCGCAGAATTAAAGAAGGTAATCCGTGGCAACCAATAGAGATGATTTTAAGAGAAGTTCACAGGCGTTAGACAATGCGTCTTTTAATGATACCTTCCAACTTTACGGTCATATTCCTTACGAGACAGATGGTATAAATGTCAAAGTTAAACAATCTGATCAATCAGCTTTACAAATCAAAACCTCTGGAACTGATACTTTTGTTGGTTTTGCCCCTATCGGGACAGCAACTTCCTCAGCTTCTTGGCAAGCCATGAAAGTAGACACCAATGGGAATATCACTTGGGCTGATGGAAACTCTAATTTTGACAATATCGCTGATAATTTAACTTCACTTAGTTACAGTTAGGAGAACAATGGGCGTTCAAATAGTAAAACTTTTAGATAAATTAAACCCCACTATAGTTACGGGTGGACTAGTTCCTCGTGGTGCTTATGACAATGCTCACGCTTACGTACTAGGAGATTCGGTTTCTTATACTGATGGAAACTCGTATGTTTGTATTCTTGCCTCCACGGGAAACATCCCTACTAATACTACCTACTGGCAAGTTCTCGCTGAAAAGGGTGATATGGGAGCAACTGGAGCCACGGGTGCGACGGGTCCTGCTGGGGCAGTAAACTCAGTAGTTGCTGGGACTGGTATATCAATAGATAGTTCAACACCATCGGCACCAATAATAACTAACACTGGCCCTACCGCAGCTTTTGCGATAGCCATGGCAATAGCTTTGGGATAGGAGAAAAATGAAGCAACTTATTAAAACTTACACATTCAATGCCACCGCCAAGACGATAGTCTTAACTGACTTTACGTCAAACGGTCTTGTACTTGAGCGGCTATCACTGATTGTCGATACAACTCTTAACAAGATTTTGTATAACTTTGCCGACAGTACACTGGCAACGGCCACTATCGGTGGGGCGGGAAACAAAACCATAACCCTAAGTACGGTAGGTACGGCAGCAACATCTGACTCGTTGATGGTTATTTACGACTGCCAGACTAACGACCCAACTTATGACGTACTACCAGTTAGCCTACCATCCGCTACTGTCTCAACACTGACACCCCCTGCTGCTATTACAAACTTCGCAAACGAGACAGGTGGTAACCTAGCTGCAATTAAAACCGATGTAGACAAGATACCATCTAGGGGTTCAGCTACCTCCGCTAACTCTACTCCAGTAGTTATTGCTTCTGACCAGAATGTTCCCGTTACTCCTACTACTCCCGTACTTAAAACCTACACAGGTTCTCTAAGTGCTACGACTGACCTTGTAGCTGCTTCTGGCTCTACCTTAATCTATGTTTGTGCCATATCTTTAGTCACTTCTTCTGCTACTGCTAACACTTTAACCTTTCAGGACAACGCCTCTACTGCGGTCTGGACTGTTCCGCTACAAGCTTTGACAGGCTCTATTTCAGGTGTGAACCTAGCTGTTCCTTATCCTTCATATCTGTTCTCAGTAGCGGCTGGACACAAACTAACTCTTAACTTCGGTTCAGCTCAGGCTACGGTAGTTTCAATCACTTACTGGCAGGTCTAAATGTACATCATGGCTCCGCTATCACCTTATGCCGATTGGGTAGTAAACTCAGATGGCACTATTACTGACCTTGTGGCTGGAGCGACTCCAACCTTTGCTAGGACTGGTATAAAAACTATTGATAACCTCAATGGTACTATTACCGATGTCTTAGCCAACAAACTGGCTGTTAAGCCGCGTCTTGATGGTAAACCAGGTTTTGGTGCTTTCCTTGAGGATGGCACTACCAACGCATTTATTCGCTCGTACTTCACTCAGTTGTCAGATGTACAGACCTGGACAATGGACGCAACAGGTACTGCTGTTCTTGGTTCGTATCACATATATCAGAACTCGCAGGGTGCTGCCCTTTCAGCCGGTGTTGCTAATGTAGCGTTTTGGAGAACATTCACTGCAACTGCCGCCCTAAATAGTATCTCTTGTTATGTTTATACTGGTTCGGCAGTTACTTCGGCAGATATGCAACTATGCTCCCTAGTCGGGTCGCTTACCCCAGTCGCTTCACTGCTTACAACTACTTTCACCGCAGTAGGTGGAAACTGGTATCGGGCTACTGCTACTTTTACGGGAACAGCCGCTACTTGGACTGGCGGAGTATGTGTCAAGGCAGGTAAATCTGTTACGGTAGATGCTTTGCAGGTTACTACGAACCTTTCTGGTGTTTTACAATCATATATTCCTACAACCACTGGTACGGTAGTTAGAAACATGGACTCACTGTCCGTTCCTTCTTCGGGGTGGAGTCTATCTGCTTTAACAATATTTATGGTCTGTTCTGACTCTACTGGGGGGGCGGCTGAACGTGTAATTGACTGGGCTGGAGATGCCTCTAACTCGGTAGTCCTAACAAACCCCGTTTCTAACGCTTGGGGTGCCAATACTGTAATGGCAAATGCAGTCTCGTACTCCCCGTCCACCAATAGTACAACAGCAGGAGCGTATGATGTACTTACGATTAGTTATGCGAACGGGGCTAAGGTCATTCAGTATGTAAACGGAACTAAAGGTAACTCGTCAGCTTCCAATATGGCCGCCAACTTAGCTAATATGTCTGCTGCTGCTTATGTAGGCAACAGAAGTTCGGGTAGCCGTGCTCATAATGCAGAAATTTCCAGAGTCGTTATTTACAACTCACAACTTTCAGATGCCAACGTAACCACAGTCTCGACCTTCCTTGCCAATGGTAATGTCTCTGCTGGTGGTGCTGGGTTACTAATGATGGGAGTGCAATAATGTGTACTAACGAAGAACTCCAACAACAAATAACATCTGTGGACAACAAACTTGATATGTCCATAAAGGATAGAAAGGCTGGTATGTCTGCACTTGAGATTAAAGTAGACTCCCTTAATAAGGATTTATGTGGTGTTAAAGATGATATTGCTGAAGTTAAACGAGTCCTCGATAAAAAGGTTCTGACTGCCCTTACAGACCACAAAGAGATGGTACTCAAAAACAATGAAGAGTTAAGTAAGTTAAAGATTTTGGTAGATCTAGCACCTTCTATACAGGATTTAGTAGACGATAAGAAAACCATGCAGAAGATGTCTAAATGGTCAATGGCTATTCTAGGATTTGTAGCCTTAGTGATTGGGATTATATTCACTTTAGTAAGACTAATAACAGGAAAGGGTTAAAATGAGTTTTCTCAACGGACTTCTAATAGTCATCGTTATAATAGCAATAGTAGAATTTGTAACAAAAAAGGAGGATTTATGAGTCCAGAACAATGGATGAACCAATACATCGGACAGAGTGTAGACGGAGGGCAGTGTGTCGCTTGGTCTAGCTTCTATTCAAGGAACTTTCTAAACGTACCCGTAGACATCGGTAATGTGGCTGCTGCTGCAGAGATGTTCGACCACGCACCTGATGGGTTCTTTGACAAAATAGAGAACGACCCAACAGACGCTAACCAGCACCCTGAAGAAGGCGATATTCTTATCTGGCACTCTTGGCCAGGTAACCAGTGGGGACATACAGCAGTTTGTTCTTGGACTACTAATGGAATGAACTTTACCTCTTATGACCAGAACTGGCCTCTAGGCTCAACAGTACATCGTCAAGCACACGACTTTGGTAATGTTAGAGGGTGGCTACGTGCTAAAAACAGACCTTGGTTGAATCCCCCTACTCCCGCTCCAGTTGTCACTCCACCCGTGGAAGTGCCAGTGGTTGAACCTACTCCAGTTGTAGAAACCCCCATAGAGGTCGTTCCTGTGGAAGTTCCTCTAGAAACGACGCCTAGTACCCCCGAAGAGGTAAAAGCCCCACCAGTGACCTCTACGCAGGTTATACAACCTATTAAAGTTAGCTTTTGGTCTAACCTCTGGTATTGGATTATTAAGATTCTTTGGAAAGGAGAAATAAAATGAGTGGAAAACTTTTATGGTCAGGACTTACATTGGTAGTTGGACTACCCCCGATTCTATCAGCACTTAACCTACCTTCAGCCCTAGTAGTATTACTAGGTGGTCTATTGATGGTAGTTGGCGCAATATTACTACTACTTGAGAAATAAGGAGAAATCATGATAAAGATTTGGAATTACCTAGAAGGTAAAAAAACTATCATCGGAATACTTGCCGGAGCATTATACTCGATTCTGATTACTACGAAAGTAGTTCCATCAGATAACATGGTATGGACAGTCATTGCTACGTGGACAGGTGTATCTTATCGTTTAGCAATTAAATAAGGAGACAGTCATGGCCAAGAAAAAGGGCGGCAAAAAGGGTGGATGTAAGTAATTTCGTGTAATCTGCCGAAAGGCATTACATAGCTTAGGTGTTCCTCCCACCGAAGCAAAAGAGCGACCTCTTTATGGGGTCGCCTTTGTTTACTTGACATATGTTGTAACGGGGTGTACAATGAGAAGTCCTAGTGATAGGACAAAGCCGGCTGAGAACCCTCCCTCACGCCGGCCTTTGCTATCTGAATAATTAAACTTTATACCCTTGTAATGGCCTTGTCAAATCTTTTTTCGTAGCAGCATTCTCGGCTGAAATCATGCCCTTTAATCACGAAGGGACAATTTGAAGTGTGGGATCTAGGGCATTTACCAGACCTGAAGAAGGATATACAGCTAAATTCTGTTTTAAGTTTGCCCTCCATATATCCTACTTTATCAGTTTCACGATTACTTTATTAAATAGTTTCTGATCCTTTATAAAGGTTCTTATCCCTCCTAGTTCGTCTTGTAGGATGTCTTCGGTAGTTTCGGGGTCTAGCTTGATGTTAGTTGTTATTCCGACAGTGCCTTTGTAGAAACAGTCCTTGGTAGACTCTTTATATCCAGCATCTCTGAGTGTTTGCCTAATGTCTATCCCCTTATCCCACTCCTCTATATCTTTGTCATAGTCTTTCTTGAACTGTTTTAGGGAAAGGTACTCAACGTATTCGTCATCTGAAACAAAAATTCCATTATCTGCGTCTATTTTAAGACTTCGGTATTCTTGGTATTCGTCTTCTGTGAGAAGGTATTTGGTTTGTCCTTTACAACCTTCTAAATATTGATATAATGTCTTCATTTCTCCTCCTTCTCATGTTGGTATGCTTCACTCTCAGAGCTATACCAAGTTTGTGTTTGATGTTGCTTGTTTTGTTTGTCTACGGATATGTCTGTCACACACCACATCGGTTCTGCGGTTTTATTGAATCCTTTAACGCTCTTAACTTTCATCTTTTAGCACCTCCAGTAGCATGCCCATTGAGTTGAACATTACACCGCATAACGCGTCTATCATTCCCTCTCGGCTGTCATAGCCCCTATGCTCCATCCAGACATCGTGCGTGTGTCTTAATAACGATTTCATATAAACATCTTTAGGTATTCCAGCCTGCCAATTATCCGAGTCCCTCATAACCCCATCTGACTGCTTACGGTGAAAGTGCATATATTTGGCAAATTCTTCTAGTACAACGGGGCTCAGGAACCCCTCGAAGTCTAGTTTGTCCTCTGATACATCCCTATAAGCACCTCCAGGGAAATAACGGTCTTTACTGTTCATACCCAATCGCCTCCCCATAAACTTACCCTGATGTCTTTTTTCTTCCCATCCAACCTTACACGAGGACTTCCTAGTTCCATAGGTTCAAGCTGCATCGCCTCGGCGTAACTCCCGTCCCACTCTAAGTATCCTCCACAGTCTACCAGAACCTGCTTACGTTGTTCAATAGTCTCAGAGAAGGGGTTATATTCATTACAAACTACAACTGCGTTAGCTAAGGCGTGATTGTGCGAGCCGAAATATACATCGGCGTTACCGACAGTCGAGTGCCTCATGTGGTCGATTCGGTTTAACTTAGAACCAATTAACTTTCCGCCTCCTGTAGTATGATGGAAGACTACTGTATATGAAACGCCAGTACCTTGTTTTCCCATACCTCTGTTGCGCTTACCGACCTTTATTTTTAGAACTCCACAATGTTTAAAGTATAAGTCTGCCACCGACAATCCCAACATGGTTAAAACGGAGATAGTGGGGTCGAAACCTGCAAAGTCCAGTACTCTCCGTTCATGGTTCCCCATGACTGCTCCGATAATACGGTCTTTAATTGGTAAGAGGATTCTAGCGACGGTGTTAATCTGCTCCTCTAGGGTCATGTCCTGTTCAAAGGGGCTTGTTTTTGAGACTCTAGTGGCAGTATTTAAGAGGTCTCCGTTAAGGATGACCCTAGCGTTAGAGTGCTGCTCTACCCAGTCCACCAACCCATCTAGCTTCTTCCGCGACTCTTTCCCAAAGGCCTTGTCGCCAACATGAAGGTCGCCTACTACTAGTAAGTAGGCATGGTCTTCGTTTATTGTTACTGTTCCTGTCTTCACTTACCCTCCTTAGTTATTAATTGGAGGGGATATCTCGATAACCAACCGAGAAACTCCCCATGTACCCTCCGATAAAGGCTGGTCTCCCCAGCCCGCACTTGCCCTTTTGGGGCTTGTGTTTATCGGACTGGGAAGGTGTGGCGGCTGTTCTAGCCGTCGTGATGGTGGAGGTGGTCGCGTTCGCGGATATGCCTTGCGGCAGCGGCAGTGTCCCTGCGGAAGTTGCGCCCTGCAACCTCAGCCCGCCAGAAGCGGTACGAGGAACACTCACAGCCGAACTGCATAGAGCCACACTTGATGCACGGAGACTCGTTGGGGTTCTCGTCCGGTACGATGTCATCAGGCATTACTTGACTCGCCTCCCCCATTCGACAGTGAGACCGACATAGCAGCAAACCGCTTGGAACTGGCAGAAACCGTGATGACAGTCCCTACCGTGCCCCGACTTGCAGTACCGCATGAAGAAACAGTGGTACGAGTGGTGGAAGTCGTAGCTGAGTTCGTGTACGACATTCTCCCACCCCCCATAGAGGTTCTTGGGCCAGAAGTGATGGTGGGTGTCCTGCGTCAGTTTGATGTGCTGATGCTTCTTACTCCCACGAGGGGAGCGGCGAGGCTTCATCGAACGGTTTGCCTTACGCTTCCCCCGACTCATGGCTACCTCCGAAAGATGAGTAGTGTGTCCCCGATTCTCTCGTAAGAGAGCGTCTTGCCTTCTCCGAGAAATCCCCTTATCGTGAGTAGGTTGATAAGTCCTTCCACCAGACGAGATGTGTCATCGCCTGGCTTAACGCGAATCTGAATCCAGAGTTCCATGATGTCTCATATCTCGTAGGTAGCAGGGCCAGGGTTCGGTTCCTCAATGTCCTCTTTGTAGTCCAGTTCAAACCCAAGTGCTTCTAGGGCGATGTCGATGTCCGCCAGGGTAGAGTCGATACCCCCGATGTGGTCTTCGACTCCGATGTGGCAGACTCCACCCTTAGCCTTCTTGCAGGGAACCGAGATGTCTTGTATCTCAGAACCGTTCAGAAGACGGGTAAATACGAGCATCGCCAACGGGTATGAAACGGCGTTGCGTTGGCAATAGTGCATCAGGGCGACAAGGTACTTCGCCAGTTGCATCAGGACATGAGCATCGTGGTCATAGTCCGTCTGTTTTACGAGCATAGCTGCTCACCTCCAAGTTGTCTAGGTGCTTATCTAAAAAATAGGTAAACAAAAATAATCATCGCCAGTAAAGCGACAAAACAAAAACAGCCAACTATATCGCTGGCTTCCAATCTACTCTCTTCGTTCTCGGTCATTGCCCCTCCAATAACTTAATTTATCCTTAGTATAGGCTTATTCTACCCTTGTGTCAACAGTTTTGTGAGTTCTTTTAGGTCTTTTCTTATCTGTATCCAATCCTTCTTGGGTCTAGGGTTTTGGGTGTACCCCCAAGCTATCTGCCATAGTTCATCGTATCTACCAGGGAACTTCTCATTAAACCAGTTCGAGAATGGGATAGGGTTCTGATGTGAAGAGTCTTTACCCATAGAGTGACAAGTAGCACATAAGCATAAGATATTATCGGGGTCGGCAGCAGTACCGTTATATCCTACTGGTATGATGTGTGCTCCGTGCATCTGCCATCCGTCTTCTTTGGTCTTAGGACACTTCTCGCACTTGTACCCAGCCCTCAACTTAGCAATTAGTTTTGCTTCGTCCACGGCCTTGCCCTTATCAGTCTTCTTCTTTGCCACTATCCCTCCTTTAGTTCATATTCTATGCTCCTCAGTAAAAGGCTCTGTGGCCCAGACTCGCTGCAGGCAGCCTATATTTCATGTTTACTGAGGGACGCAAGATACGATATTTAGATATACCCAGATAAGAGCGGTGGTGGGACTCGAACCCACACCTTTGTACTACCGTTATACGACACCACTCGTACCTAGATATATCTTTATACTTAGTATTGGGGGCAGAGAGCCGTCACTACCCACGGGGCATATAATCGAGACATAACTTATACTTAGTATTGGCACAGACTTACCTATAACGGATTAAAGTTATAGTGCTACTTAGTAGAAAGTAGGTTGGTCTCACACCAACGACCTAGGCAGTTTCCTGCTACGCTCTAATTATGACTGAGCTACTACGCTATACCAATACTTATGTTAATGTGCTATTAGATCGTCGTAACTAGGAACAGTTGGTATCTGGTTACCTGCTAAGCGGTTTAACCAACTTTTATTAAACTCTTCAGAGAACCTGTTTTCGTTCGCTCTCCACCGTTCCCAGTAGTCTTTGTTACTTTCGTGTGGCATTTGTCCTATTATCTCTGGATGTGCCCAGGCCATGTTCTCCTCCTATCGTTACCCATACTATTGCGAATCCTATTATGTAAGCTGCTACTCCTACCATTTAATGCCTTGCCAGTATTTCGTAGGCGTAGTTTATACGGCCTACTTCGTTACATTGTCCGCATCTCTCGAATTGATTTTGAAAGGTTCTTGTAGCTCCCACTAGGTCATCTGGTAAGACTAGACCACTTTCGTTGAGCTCAACTATCAAGAAGTTCAACTGTGTTTCTAGGCTATACGGATTATCCATTCCTAGTAAGCGTGATTTTCTTCCGCCTGTCCACTGTGCTAAACCATCTCCAGAGGTTTGGAAGCCATGTTCTTGTTGGAGATTTCCCATAATCCCTGCGGTCTGGTTTCTTGTGAATCTCTGTATTAGGTAGTTCCATACTGCGTTTTCGTTGTCGGACTGTATAGATTCGGGCTGATTTTGTACAGTTATCTGAGGAACTGTATAGTTTGTATACATCTTTTCGGGAATAGATACAAACTGTGGTAGTTTGTTTCCTTGTGGCATTTCCCCTACGGGTTTGTTTTGGTAAGGTTCTACTATTTTTTGTATTTGTGTTGGGTCTGTTTTTGTTTGGTTAGTTACTTGTTTAGCGAATACTTTGCTTGCAATCAGTAGTATTGCTAGAACTATGATTAGCAGAGCAATCTTTTTCCCTCTACTCGTCTCTTACCTTCCTTTATGTTGATAGTCGGTGATCTACTATGCCACCTGCTGTCTCCAAAATTGTTTATGTACTACTTGGTATATACGATAAAACTATTCCTTATCTGCCGGAAAGTCAACAAATATTCCAAATTTCGTTCCTAAATGACGCATAAGAATATCGTAGACCTTGTCGATTTCTACCGAGTCAAGTTCGGTGGTTGAGTCCTTGTGAGTAACTGCTTTTTGAATCGGTTTCCAGAGGTTGCTTTTAACAGACTCAAGGTTCCAGGGTATCTCAACCGAAGGCTTTAGGACTACCCGTTGGTCAAGTCCAGCATTGTTAAGGGCATCTGCTAATTCAGAGAACAGCACGTGAAGACTTGCATTTTGTTTTAAACTACGCTGCATATAACCTCGCTGATTTACCCATGTATTTAATAGTAACTTCTTCCCAACTACCCCATTCGTACCGAGAGAGCCATTTCCCTTTTACGTTATATCGTACAAGCCATTTCACAGCAACTCCAATACATCTGTGATTGCTTGGTTGTAGCCAATTGTTTTTAAGTCTTGGATTTCATCATTTTCAATATCGTGTTTTAGTCCCTTCAACTTATCCCTCATCTGGGCTTGTTGGGTGGAGAGGGCTTGAGATAAAATATCCTCTGCTTGGTAACAAATAAACGCTACTGGAGGGTCTCCTGGTTTTGGTTTATAACCATACTCTCTGACAATTCTGTGAGTCCACTCATTTATTGCTAAACGCATCTTTGTCTCTACGGATGGTTCTATGCTCATTTTTGTTGCTCCATATCGGCTTCATAAGCCGCCTCAAACTCTACCTGTTCTCTTGCGGCTATTTCCTGCTCGTATTCATACTGTTCTCTTGCTCGTTCTTCTTCCTCTTGGGCGTTTCTGTAATCTTCTTCTGAATAATAGTCAATTCTCTCTACTGGCATTTTTCCTCCTTGCTAAAAATTACAATCATACTTGGGAACGGTGCGTTATCTAACTTCTTACCATTTAAGAACTGTATTCTACCTTTAACAAACCTGATCTCGGCTTTACCGTATATGTAGTCGTGAAACCATCGTGTATCTGTTCTCGCTGGAAGTAGAGCGACACCATTGTGTTTGCTTATCTTCTCTACCCATTTGACGATCCCCCGACCATAGGGAGGGTTCATCCAAACCATCTCGTTATCCCAACCAACTTGTAGTCCATCCGCTTCTGGTGTGATATACCTTGCACATTTAGCGTTGTGTGGCTGAGCACAAACATCAAGTGTAAAGTGAAACTCATCATTCAGTTTATCGAACAAATCCTGTGGTGTTTCCCATTCTGGGGTACTGCTAGTCATCATCCCTTTATTTATCACTTTTCAAGTCCTTTACATAAAAGATCTCTTTGGCAAGCCTAAATGAAACAATAAAACTACTCCTATTAAGGCCCAGTTTCAGAAACAAATCTTCGTCTTTGACTGTTAATTCCTTCTGCCATAATATCTCTTTGCCACCAGTTCCCCATAAGCCGACATAGAAGTTATCTTCATATCCTAGTTTTGATAAAATACACTTCATTCTTTCCTCCCTCTTCCTTTGTCTCTACGGATGGTTCACTATTCATTTTCTGTTCAAATACCTTTGCTTCTGACTCTGACATAGGCTTTACTTTCAAAAACCCTTTTGTCTCTACGGATGGTTCTGTGCTCATTTTTGCTCCAGTTTTGAAAGTCTTTTCTTAACATTTTTAACGGCTTCTTTGTCACCAAATATTAACCCGATGGCATCTTTGGCATTGCCATAGACCGCTTTAGCTTCTTTATTCTCCAGCTTTAAAAGTTTCTTGGTCAGTTTTTCTGGTATTTTGAACCAGAAGTTAGCGTAGGTGCTGTCCCAGTCGTCATCTTCGTCAGAAAGGTAGAACGGGTTTCTTGTCATATACTCGTTAGTCCACAATGCCTCTTGTAGCATTTTTTCTTTACTTTCTTTCATCTCCGCAATAGCTTCATCACGCTCTTTTTGTGACATCTTTACGATATAATCGCTTGTCGGTTTTTCATAATCCTTAATGGATTGGTCTATCCCATACTCGCCCTCTATCGCATCAGCAGGGCTGTCATAACTGTCTCGGTTCCCGCCACCAGTTCTGGTATGAATCAGTATTTTACCGTCCTCAATACCGACACCCCTAAGTCGTGGAATAAACTCCTCTTTCAAACCGATAGCATTGAGTATCTGCTCGGTATCAACATTTGCGTATAAATCTAATCTCATTTCATCTCCTTTGTCTCTACGGATGGTTCTTTCATAACTCCTCCTTAAAAAGGTATATCTGAGATGTCGATGTCGTCTTGAGCATCTTTACCCATCTCATCATCCTTATAATTTACGGGTTCTACTAGATCAAAATAATATCTGCTGTCTATTCCAGTCTTACCGTTTGAACCTACCTTGATAGAGTTTCCTACTAGCGAAGCTAACCCATCAACTGAAACCACTTCTAGTAGTTGACCCATTTGACCTTTTGAAAGCCCTAGTTTACCTTTGTCGGTGTCAACTTCGTATTCCTTCTTAAATCCTTTTTCAAAGGTCTCTGATACGAGCATTTTCTTATTGAGGTCATCCCAACACTTATACTTTAAACCCCAAACCTTGGTTACTGTGAATGTTGATCCTACTAATTGTGATAGTTTTACAAATTCCATTATTTTGTCCTGTTCTGCTGGTTTTCAACCGAGCCTGTTACTTTTCTATTCTTATAATCATCTGTACGATACAACGCCTTTTTAACCTCATTGATGAACATACTCTCCTTAGCTGATAAGTTCTCTAAGTCCTCTACTAACATTGGCTTCTGCGTAGCCACCAAGACCGATAGCTCTGCAAGCCTTCTAAGGCCTACTCCTGCGTCTTCTGAGTGCCTTCGGAGGTACTCGTCCATTTGGTAGTCTATCTCGGCAAGCATGGACTCTGTGTTGACCCTGGACTGGTCATATTCGTCTAGCTCGACTGTCTGCTCGATTGTTAGTGGTTCAAACTGTGCCACTTGTTTGGTTCTTTTAACTGTTATTAGCATTACTTTGCCCTCTCTTGGTTATTATATTCTTCAATTAGTTCCAGCATTTTCTCGTTGGCGAACTTACCCTCTCTACCGGCGTAAAATTTAAAGACGTTCCATTCGTCTGGGTCAATATTTCTGACCCCAAAGGACATTCCGTTCAGTTTATTTTCCATCTCCGTCTTCCTTCCATGCGTCATAGGCTATGTCTCCTAGGTCTGCTGAATGATTACTTACCCACTCCTCGGCATACTTTTGAAACTCTGGGTCTTCCATATAATCGGTCATATAATCGGTATCCTCGATTTCTGGGTTGTCTTTAGCATTTTTGGGGAATAGATAGTCCTCAAGAATGTCGTCATAGTAATACTCGATTTGGTCGTACATATCTCCGGCGTCCATTATAATCCTTTCGCTTTAAGTAACTGATCTAATATTACAAAGTATCCGATAAAGACGATAACCATCACCAGCGCCGTTATCATAGCTGCCTTAACTTGCTTCCACGAACGGGAAACTTGCCTTTTGCGGATTACTTCTTTGGTGTGTTTGCTTAACATTTTTTCTCCTTTTATTAGGTAGAGGAAGGGTTTTTAGCTTTTAGTGTCTGGCTTCCCTTAAAACCGGACTGTGTTTTTCCTCGTTACCAAGATTGTATCATGGATATAATATATATGTCAAGTATTTTATATCGGTGGATAACTTTCTTGTTGATTTTGTTTTTAAGTGGAGTAAAATATTGGTATGGAGAGGGAACAATCACATCGAGAGGGGACTGACCGCAGCTGAAAAGCTGAGGCTTTTGCGTATATATAAAGTAACAGTTATTGATTTATTATAGTTGGCGAGGATGTTGGTACTCCCTTCAACTCGCCGGCTGTAATAAGTTAATAAAAGAAGGGAGTAAAAATGGTCTGGGAACATAAATGTGTTTCCTCTTCGATAGCAGAAGAGGACATTGCCAAAATACATAAAGAATTGTGTATAGCACTTGTACCGCACAAGATAGCTTTCACCAAATGGGATGGTGAGATCCTATATTACAGTCTAAGTCATCCAGACATCACCTACGATCAAGAAGGTAAATAATGACTCATCGGGGGGCAACAGTCTGGGCTCGCCAGACAACCGAGAGTGAGGTATTCTGCCTAAAACCAGCCGAGTGGTTTAAGATATGGTTTTATGTTGTTAATCGTGCAAACCATACAGACAACAAACTATTTTCTCGTGGAGAGAACCTTATGACATATAGAGAGATAGAAGAATCAACCAACACGACTCGTAGTCAAGTCGATGGTTTTATAAGGTGGTCAAAAAAAGAGCAAATGTTGACGACACGAAAAACGACACGTGGCTTTGTTGTAAAAGTGCTTAACTACGCCAAATATCAGGACTGGGATACCTATAAGGCAGACCAAGAAACGACACAGAAAACGAAACAAAAACGACACAGAAACGACACTATAACTAAGAATGATATACATGTAAACAATACTAGTAGTGATTTTTCAGAAAGAACGAAATTGATTGCGAAAACGTTGGGAGTAGAACCAACCGATGGACTAGCAACCTATGCCGATGAAATATATCGAGACTACTCATTAAAAGCTGATACGCTAGAGTGTGTTGAATGGTACACGGCTAAAGGTCAGCCAGTAACTATACTTAAATGGATGCGCTGGATTAGAAAGAACGTAAACGAAGGCAAGGTTAAAAGAATGGGGGAGGAATGAACCTTAACAACCTAACAGAAGAAGCCAAGGTCGAGTTACTTAAACAGTTAGTGAGTGACTTAGACTTAACCTCACTTAAAAACGAGCAGCCCGAGTTTGATTTTGTTCACATAGGGGAAACAGTAGCCGAAGCGGTTAAGCGAGAGGAGCACCCAGACTGGAACGAAGGTATCTCTACCGGCTATCCTGACCTTGATAAAGCCACTGGTGGGTTTGCTAACGGGGAACTCATTATCCTAGCTGGTGGTACTGGTCAAGGCAAATCTCTGTTCGCTGCCTCGATTATGCTGAACATGGCGCTTGATAACAAGAAATGCTTATTCTTTACCCTTGAAATGCCTGAGGTTGACACTACAAGTAGGTTTCTTAGAATGTCACAAGCGTTTGGTGGAGAACTTGTTGTTAGTGAACTACCGATCTACTACTATCACGGAACGAACGTAACCCTACCGACACTCGACTACTCAATAAAAAAAGCCAAGGAGCAGCATTATGCTGCTGTCTTTGTGGACCACTTACACTTCTTTGCTAAGGGAAGCGATAATCAAGCAAACGAGATAGGACACATAGTTAGAGAGATAAAACTAATGGCCAGAAAATACGATATGCCGATAGTTTTAATCTCACATATCAGAAAGACAGGAGCACCGAGTAAGATACCAACCCTTGAGGATCTAAAAGACTCTTCTGGAATCTCACAAGACGCCGACATGGTACTGATGATTTGGAGGAACATGGACACCCCCAACGAGGAAGAACAGAAGGTAATGAAAGTCCGTATTAGAAAGAACAGGCGTAGAGGTATTCTAACAGGCTGTCAGTATAGGTTAGATGAAAATAATTACCTAAAGGAGGAACCATATGGACACACTGATATCTCGGAGTTCTAAATGCCATTTATCTGACAGGTTGGAGATACTTGAGGAGTTTGACACCCTATTCCGAAAGTACGCCAAAGAATCCAGTGATGAGGAAATGCGTGAGATTTACACCAACGCTATTGCATGGTGCGCCAAGAAGAGATTAGAACTAATCAAGAAGTTGATATGAAACATTATTATCTAAAAAAATGGTGTAAGAAACTAAACATCAAAGACAAGATAACCTTTGAATACATATCAAAGGATCAAGTAGTCTGTGCGTATAATAGACCATATAGATTAGTAGGAATATCAAACAATATAATATATCACGATAGACGATTGACTGAGTTAGATATTGTCCATGAATTGTGTCATGTTAAGTACCCTGAATTGCCAGAGAGTGATATAAGAGGACTGGCAGAGAGCTACTTGTTTTATGGTGTACTAAATGAGGTGTACAAAAAGAGTTGACATTGTTCTAAAATAGGAATAGGTATGATAGTAGGAGGGAATAGATATAACTACTGATATAACACCAACAATTGCCAACATTACACCACAACGTCAAAGTCTATTAGAATGTATGGAGAGTGGACAATATGAAACTGTAACAGCTTTATGTGAGGCTGCTAAGGTAGATCGTAGCGTCTATTACGATGCCCTAAAGAGTAAAGACTTTGTAGGGGCTTTATTCAATGGTTCACAGGCTCTGATTTATTCAGCTATTCCTAAGATAGTATCTAAGATGGTGGAACAAGCAAAAGATGGTTCTGCGATACATCAGCAAACACTCTTAAAGATGCTTAACCTATACCAAGACAGTCCATTAGTAGTACAGAACACACAGAACAATTACTATGAGATAACGCCTGAGCAAGAACTAGAGGAGGCATTAGACGTTTTAAGTGTGTCTAGTGGCAAGAGTGTGGAGGATATAAAGAAATGGGCCAAGCTCTAGCACAAAGACGTAGAGAGCGCCTTGAGACAGTCTACAAGGAGGATGTAGTTGCCTTTATTAAATCACTAAAGACCTTTGACCCCCGTACTAAGGGGAAGGACTTAAACTTTGAGTTATATCCATTTCAAGAAGAATACGCCAGAGAGTTGGCGGCAGCTATTAGTGGTGGTTATGATTTATTCGTTGAGAAGTCTCGTGATATGGGTGTGTCATGGGTAACGCTAGGTGTTATCTATTGGTTCTTTAAATATCACGAGGGTTTCCAAGCATTACTCGGTTCTCGTAAGGAGGACTATGTAGATGACAGAACTCTCAAGTCACTATTCCCTAAGATAGAATACTTTATTAGGTTTGATCCATTCCCTATACCAGACTGGGATGCTAAGAAGGACAGGCTGTACATGAAGTTATTAGACTCAAAGACTGGTTCAGTTATACAGGGAGAGTCGGCTAACGCTAACTTCTCACGTGCTGGTAGATATAATGTTATATTCTTTGACGAGATGGCCTTCTGGCCTTTCCAACAGAGCTCATGGGAGGCTGCTGGTGACGCCACACCTTGTCGTATAGCAGTTACTACACCATCAGACCAACCATCTTATGCTAAGGCTTTACGCAACTCGGGGCTAGTAAAAGTTATTACTCTTCATTGGGATAAGCATCCGCTAAAGGATGACAAGTGGTATCAAGAACAGAAGGCAAGACGTACCAATGATGAAGTTGCAAGAGAGTTAGACATCAACTGGGAAGGTTCACTTACTGGTCTCGTATATCCAGAGATAGAACACGCTAAGTTAGGGGACTACCCATATAACCCAGACTGGCCATTGTATGACTCATGGGACTTTGGGCTTGATGGTACGGCCATTGGTATGTGGCAAGTTAATCCAGAGAATGGGAAGATAAGATTAGCTGATTCATTCATTAAGACAGATAAACCTATACAGTTTTTCATGCCGTTATTTGGTAAGCCAATAGAGTCGTCCTTTGAATACTTAGAGGAAGACCTTAACGCTATTAATGCCACTAAGGACTTTAAAAAGGCTGTTCACTATGGAGATCCAGACGTTAGTAAGCGTTCGTATCAGAGAGCAGACATGATGTCTACTAGAGAAGCATTACAGAAGTATGGTATATACGTTCAAACAAACACGAAGTCCAATGATCTGGAGTCTCGTAAGACAGCAACTAAGTTAATGCTACAAGAGGGGATAGAAGTAAATGACACTCCTCGTAATAGAATGTACTTAGAGGCTATGCGTAGTGCTCGTTATCCAAAGAGACAAGAGGGTTCACAGGCAACATCTGCCAATGTCAACCCTATCCATGACTGGACATCACATCCAAGAACAATGACAGAGTATTTTGCAATTAACAAGCCTGAGAAGCTGAATGAAACATACTACATTCCAAGTGTAGAGTTGTTCGGAGGAGCAGGAAGTACAGGGGGGTTTACACTATGAAATGTATTATCACAGGGGCCAAGGGGTTTGTAGCTACTCATCTAATTGAGCACCTACTCAAGAATACCGATTGGGATATCATCGGCTTTGATAAGATGGGCTATGCCTCACTAGATATACGAGACATAGATACCTATGAACAGTATAAGCATAGACTTAAGTTCTACGACATTGACCTTAACCTACCTGTACCTTTCGGGATTAAGGCAGAGATAGGGGAAGTAGACTATATCCTACATCTAGCAGCAGAGAGTCATGTTGATAGAAGCATAGACGACCCAGTACCATTCGTAATCAACAACGTTATCTGTACTCTTAACATACTTGAGTACGCTAGAGACCAAAAGAACTTAAAGATGTTTGTAAATTTCTCAACTGATGAAGTATACGGCCCAGCACCAGAGGGTAAAGACTTTAAAGAGTTTGAATACCATCATCCTAGTAACCCATACGCTGCCAGTAAGTCAGCACAAGAAGCTATCGGTATTGCTTACTCGAACACTTACAAAGTACCGGTAATAACAACTCATACTATGAACATAATCGGAGAGCGTCAACACCCTGAGAAGTTTATGGGTAAGATAATCAACGCAGTCTTAAGGGGAGAGGAACTAACAATCCATGGCAACAAAGACGGAACTAAGTCAGGTACACGATATTATATTCATGCCAGAAATCTTAGTGATGCCCTTCTTCATATTATTACATTGGGGTATCACGGATACGATGAGTGGAACATCGCAGGACTGGAAGAGTTATCTAATCTGGAACTTGCTCAACGGGTTGCTAAGATTATCGGGAAACCACTTAGATATCGAATCGTGGACTTCCACTCTTCAAGACCAGGACATGATCTGCGCTACGCCCTTGACTCAAGCAAACTTATTTCGAGTGGCTATCACTATCCAAAGACCTTTCAAGATAGTCTCGAAAAGACAGTCAACTGGACATTAGAACGTAAGGAGGATTATCTATGAAAGTATTAATTACAGGTGGTGCGGGTTCATTGGGCAGAGCCTTCATAAAAACCCTACACAACGTCTCTGTGACGGTTGTAGATAGCAATGAGTGGGCTGTTGCCGAGTGTCAAAAGCTATTCCCAGACGTGGAATTTATCTTGGGTGACTTCACAGACGTGGAGTTAGAACCTTACGACTATGTGATTCATTGTGCTGCCTATAAGCACGTTGACCTTGGACAGAACAATCAGGAGTCTTTCGTTAGCAACAATATCATAAAGACAATGAAACTTTTTAAGGAACTACATAGACTACGAACACCATTCTTATTCATCTCAACAGACAAAGCAGTTAAACCTATTAACTTCTATGGTTTTACTAAGGCTATCGGTGAGGAACTAGCTTTATATTACGGGGGGTCAGTCGGTAGGTGTGGGAATCTTCTTGCATCTTCTGGATCAGTTATCCCTATCTGGGAACAAGCCATTAAAGATAAGTTACCTATCCCCATCACAGATATAAATATGATTCGATACGTCATCGAAGA